CGTAAGGACTGATTGAGGGGACGCGGCCCATTCTGGTGCCGTCGCTCCTGAATTCATTTGTACGACCTGTAATCCTGTTCCTTTAGCCAACCTAGCAGGCGTATTAGCGGAGGACGCATATAAAATATCCCCTGCGGTTGTCAAAGTCATGTCCATCGTCTTGCTTGCTGGGAACGTACAGAATACATCCTTCGTCCCTGACGCAAAATCAACGGCGGCATCACCATTGGAACTTGAAATAATGCTCGTACGAGCGATAGTTGAACTATCAGCTGCTAGAGTTCCTAGACCTACTTCCCATTCGTTTGCAGTTAAATGTGCAATTGCATAGTAAGTAGTATTGGAATTTCCAATACCCGCTGAAAAAGTTTCAAATCCTGAAACTGCTCCGGCGAAGGTTATTGCTCCCGTACCAGTTGTAGTAGTCGTCTCCTTGACGCGGTCATTTAAGACTAAAGCCATGAGTGCTCCTACGCGTTAGCTAATCTTAGAATAGCTGCAGCGGCTGTAAAGTCTGGGAACTGGATAGTGAATGTGCCTGCACTTGCAGTCTTATCACCACCAAAGTTCAATACGCAAACTGCTTTATCACCGGTAGTGTCATCATTATAAATTAATGCTCCGTACGCGGTAAATGAAGCTGTACTCCATGATACATCAGTAAAATCACAACAAGCTGTTGTTGATGATTTAAGAGCTGGGGTGACACTTGTTAAATTTTGTCCTCCAGCAGTGTATGCTGTCCCTGCAGTATTAGTCGTTTCTCCAGTAGCTGTATAAACAGTACTAGAGGCACTAACAGTCGCAGAGTTTGTATATAGAGCAATTTTAAACTGATCTCCACTTGTGGCAGTAAAATTATGTTCCCCTACAAGAACTTCTTGCATGAAACTATAACAAACTGCGGATGTTCCTATTGCCATTTTATCGTCCTCCTTCTATTGGTCCTGTCGGACCTGGTTCTGGATGTCCAGGTAAGAATGATGGTCGTGGCACCCTAATAACGCCACTTTGATGTTCATCACGTCTTCCTCGACCTTGTTGTTGCGCAGCAACCTCCTGTAAGGCGGTTTCATACGATTGAGTATAAATTTGCAGCATTTCTGCTGACCCTTTCAAGAATTTGAAAGCTTCAATAAGGCACCCATACAAAAGTAATGCAGGTGCGTTATTGCTAACCCAAGTGCTAGTATTAGAAGAGGATAGACGAGTTGGTAATTTAGTCAATCCTACTTCACAATAATAAGCCACATCGGGTGTTGGAACTACGTTTATAGTATTTTCGTCCCATTGTGAATAATATTTTGGTGTACCTTCAGTGGCTCTATTAGGCCAATATTCATTCATAAAGGTCACATCTCTCTGTTCTAAATATGTTCTAGCCCCACTGCCAGCAGCAGGATAAATCATTACACTGCGAATTATTGAAAACTCTGTTGGTGTAATACTTGTTCCACCCGGCAATGTTAAAAATCCATTACTAGCCGTAAAAGTGGCATATTGGTAAGAACGAAAAACTGGTAAATCTAAATCTCTTAAAAGTTTATTTTCAACATGCTCTATAAAATCATCCACAATAGTGTCAGATAAAACATCACTGCTTGTTTCCGTATAATCTCTTATTTGTGTTACTAATTCAGTATATGTTGTCATGCGCTTATAGTTACAGGTCCTGCTGAAACAGGGTAACCCCCTCCTTTAATTCCACCAGTCGTGGCTGTGGAAGAGCCAGTTGAAAAATAATACCAATCTTCCGATCCGTCACTTGATCCCGATACATATTTTCCAGTTGTAATTGTATAACCTGCCGCGGCGCAAAGGACTGCTCCTGTAATTCCGTCCACTGCTGGACAATCAGAAAACTTATCTGTCTCAGAGGATACAAAAGGCATTCCTCTAAATCTAACAGTATCCCCAGTTGATCTTCCGTGTGAGGGTGAATGAACATTAACTACCTGTGATGCTGCAGCATATGTTTCAAAAGGATTAACTGGTAATGAAATTAACGCTGCCGGTGCAATTCGTGCTGGTCTAGGACGTTCCAATGATTGCGGATCAGGTGAATGTTCATGGGGCATTAGCTGTGGTGCCTTTGCCTCATATTCACTTGTATGCACCCACGCACCAGTCCATTCCTTCACCATTTCAGTGTAAGGAAACTGTAGACCACTTCGATCAGAAATCGCTATTGCGTATTTTCCTTTAGCGTAGACCATTCATTATATCCAAGTGTATTTTTGTTTCTTGGCTGCTCCTACACCTTGTGTAGATCCAGTGACTTTGCCTTTTGAAATTTTAAATGATGTTCCCCCTGATTCCTTTCCTTCACTTGTAGGTGCGTTTCCTTTATCAGTTGCCGCACCCGCATGAACAGGTTTAGGGGCATCATGCTGTCCTCTCCCATAATGTCCTACTTTTTTGGTAGATGCATCACGAGTAGGGGCTGTTTGTTTATTCCAATGTGGATTACTCATTATTCCTCCTTTTTACATTCGCAGTCTGTGCATTGGCAATTGTCTCCACAATCACATTCACGACCACATTTTTTACAAATTGCCATATATCCTCCTATGGTATATATGCCTGTGCGGGTTTAACACGATAAGAAACTCTTTCCCTATTCGCATCAGCCGTTCGTTTAAACTCTTCTTCATAGATCATCTTTAAACCTGATGTCATACGAGGAGCCCTTTTCAAGCTTATATAATAAGCTAATCCTGCTATTAAACAAGGAAGAAAATAATATGGAACATCCGCATAATTATTATAATCTCCCGCATCTTGAATTCTATTTATATAAAAATATTTAAGAATATAGGCCTTATCCGGGCTAGGAAATAAAAATAAAGTCATATCATTTTCCGGCCGCCCATAGTCACTTCCATCAGCGGTTGTAACTTGTCCATTAATTAAAGTAAATTGAGTAGGACGAGCGTCCCCACCAGTGGAACTTTGTTCTTTCCTGCTTAAATTAAGATATTCTGTTCTGGAAATTTTGGTAATAGTTACATCAGTAGTATCACTATTTCCTTCCAAATTGGCAGTTGCATCAGTTGTTGTAGTAATAACTGCATCAATAATATCAAATACCTTCTGGTCTATAGTATAGAAATTCTTGGCTGCAGTTAATGTTTGCGTTGCATAATCAATGGTCCATAAGTTAAGACCACGATTAGCCCATTCCGAAAACATTAAGTTCAAGGAACGCCGTGCTGTTCTTAAATCATAACCTGCACGAACCTCAAGTCCGCATCTTTCAAACGCTTCCTCGATGATTTCCTCTATCGTTAGATTGAAGGTTCTAGTGCCTGAATAAGCCATTTAACCTCCTAATTATAATACTTAAGCCATTCAGTAACAATACTATATGTATCACCTGCCGTATGAGCTGGTATTACTATTTTCACATCTCCAGTATAGCCACTAGCCTGTGTGTTCTGTAAACCACCTAAAGAACTGAAATCATAATTATCATATCCATTTAAAGACAAGAATGTCACATCTGAAGTCGCATCCCATGTGAGTCTAGCTGCATCAGCCACTGCGCTTGGATTAATGTTAAACCAAACTTTATTTAATGCTATGAGCTTGCACGCCGTTCCTGTAGTTCCTCCTCCAGAATAACCAAGAGCAGAAACGTCAATTGTTGTCGTGCCAGTGCTTCCGTCTCCGGACGCGTCTATGTTAAAGATATAAATTAATTTTCTAGTTCCATCGAACTGTGTCGTAATCGTCGGATCATATGCCATTTTAATTCCCCTTGTAAAAGAGTGGGGTCATTACACCCCACTCACGGTTATATTATTTTACCAAGTATCTCCTGAAGCAAGGTTCTTGCCTTGCATAAAGTCAATCTTGATCCATGCTTGCCCAGTTGTAGACAATGCTCCAGTTGGAGTATAAGTCAATACTACTTGTACATCTGAGTCATAAGCAACGCTGTCTGAACCAGTATCCTCTTGAGATACACTTTTCCAAACTGCATTTTGAGTAGCGTCCACGGTTACAGCTCCACCAGTATTACCAGTAGTTGTAACTGCACGCGTAATTGCAGTTGCAATATCAGCTAAATAATCCGGATCATCGGATTTTCCAATTTCCATTGGATCCGCTGTTCCAGCATTAAACACTTCTCCTACCCATACCTTAATACCAGTAATGGTAGATTGGTAAGGAACAACACCTAACGCTCTGCAATAAACATCCGCTGCCACAGCCGCTGTTCCAATAGTAATATTACCAGTGGTAGCCGCACTTGTAGCGATTTTAGTTACAGTCTTAAAATTAGCGGCTGTGCTATTAGTAGAATATACAGTTGTGCTATTTGGTCCTGTGACCGTTTCGCTTAAAGCTTTGCCATCAACATCTGTTCCTGTGATGGTAAATGTGATTCCAGAATCATTGCCATCACTTGTAATGCCAATTTTTCTTGCCCACGCTCCGTCAGCAGTTGCTGCGGTTCCAGAAACTGAAGGTGCATAAACTGAATTACCATTAATGGTAGCAGTTAAAGCGCCATTCAAAGTCATATTAGCTGCTGCTGAAGTTGTTTGAGAAGCGCAAATACCGTCTGTATCTGCCGCTGTTGGTTCTTGAAAATAACGAACTAATGAGTTTACTACCCAGTTAGTGTCTGCTAAGTCTTTACCGCGATAGCCACCTGACGTGGCTCCGCTAATTACTGGACCCGTTTTTACCGGACCCTGAAAAGTCGTGTTACCCATGTTTTCTCCTTGGTTGTATAGACCTTTTGTTATGCCGTCTCTATACCGTCTGCCTAGCCAGTCTGCATAACTATTTTACTAGGATTGGAAGGGCGAACTAACTTCGCCCTTCCTTAATTGTTTTATGCTCCTGGAGAGCCAAATACTCCACGCCAGTCAGACCAGCCGAAGCTGTATCTTTCTCTTGCTTTATATCTAACGTTTCCAGTATCGAAGTCGCCTTCCATTGCTGTTCGAATAGGTGCTCTAGTGAAATGTTTCATTCCATTAGGAGCATCTGTTTTAATGAACCAAGCATCAGTATCAGTTAGGAAGTTGTTTACAGTATACCCTTCAGGTACCATTCCCATTGATTTTAATGCGTTGATATCATTATCAGCAGTGCCTACTCTACCTGCAGATTTCATTAACCTTTCAGCAACAAATTGTAGATTGACTGGGATGATCATTTTCATGCCTCTTAAAGCAATCTTTAATCCTCTTTCGTCTTTCATATCAGCAATATCGATAAGTGCTTGCTCGAGCGAAGTTTCGTTCAAGTCAGCAGCAGTTGACAATTCGTTTTTTTGGTCTCCACTAAGTGTAGGATGGTCAGTCGCTAAAAGCTCCTTTGCATCACCACCAAGATAAGAACTGTTAAATCCTCTATTAAGGATATTAGCTCCTTTTACTTGTTTAGTGTTAGCCATTGAACGTGCCAATGCTTTTGTATATCGAGTGCTTAATTTATCGTAAAGGTTGTCCTCTACAGCTTCTTCAGTTAACGAAAAAGCCAAAGCAATAGTCTCGTTGGTATACCTAGCAGTGTAAGTTTCTTGAGCATCGTCGTAGCTTACGCCTTGACCCTCAGGTTTTACAGCTGCATTGGCAAAACCACCAAGCATCACTTCTTCTTCGAATGCACGGTCAGAACTTTCAGTAATGAAAATTTCTGCCGCTTGATTTTCGTATCGGTCGTATTCTAACCCAAACAAAGCGTTTAAACCTGGTTCGAGTTCCTTGACCAATTGCATACGTGATATGACCATTGTTCAATCCTCCTATAGGTTAAACCCCAGCAGTGTTAGCATAATACACATGTTCATTAAATCTTACGATCCAATTCGCATTGGCACTAGCAATATCACTGTTTTCTGGATCTTCGCAAATTCTTATAATTCTAAATTGAGCACTGGATCCTGTAGCGGAACCTGCAAGCTCGGATTTAGAAGCGCCATTGATAGTTGAACCAGCTGTATAAACTTGGTCAGCATTATCGCCGACAGCAGCTTGAGTCAATGTACCTGCACTTTGAACTTCGAAGAGTTTATTCGGATCGTCATAGACGAACGCTTCAATATTACCCACGGTAGGCGTAATGCTGCCAGGGTAGTAATTTTTCCACGTTGGTTTTTGAGTAGTAGGATCATTATAAAAGCAGCCGTTGAAAACTCCAACATTTGCTGTAGTGGTAGCACCACTAACATCTATGTAACCAGTTCCTATCATGTAAACAACATCACCTTTATAGATGGCGTTGCTGGAGCCGGATGCAATCAGATATTTAGAAGTTCCACCATTTTGGATTTCACTTCCTAATTCCCCTACGGGTCTAAAACCAAATGGCGCGTCTTTATTAGCCATGATTTTTCCTCATAGTAAATTGTTATTACACACCCCTCATGAGTGTGTAAAAATTGTGTAACTTATGTGCGAGGAAACTTAATTAGGTTTCTTGCCACCAAATGTTACGCGAGATGCCCGACTTTCATTTTGTACGGGCATGCTAGGATGTTGGTCCTTTAAAGGATCGTTTGCGATCGCGTCGTCTTTATCTTGCGTTAATTGTGCAAAATGTTTCTTACGCTCTTCAACCGTTTCCTTAGGAATTCGCGCTAGCATTAATCCTCCAACAGCTATGACACCGTTATATTTACCTGAATCAATTTGAGGCCATTCAGTGCTAGGATATTCATCCCCTCGGACAAATTCCCAACCTTCGCGTAGTCTAGCGGATACATTTTTTTGATCCATCTGTCCTACAGATTCGGCCCTAATCCACCTATGGATAAATCCTGGTGGTGCAGGTGGTGCGTCTAGTTGTGACGGCGGAGCCCATGGTTTCCTTCGAGAAACTTTCTCTCTGGTTTCAGACTCGCGTGATGGTAGTTTTTGCGTTTGTTTTGTTTTCATTGTCATATGCCTACTCCTTCACGTATTTCGCATATTCGCTTAGTGGCACACCTAATTTTTTTGAGATAGCTACTTGTGATGGTGTGAGTCTCACAGTGCCACGGCGCCCTTTAATTGGTCCACCCCTGTTAGCAGAGGCAACCGTTTGAGTGGGCGAAACTTGTTCAAACTTATGAGGAAATGTATCCTTCATCCGTTTGTCTATTTCATTATAGTACATATCGGACGCTGGGTCAAATCCTTCTTCCATTAGTTTACGATGAATTGAGAAAGATGTCAAGGTCATTGGTTCATCTTCTCCAAACCATTTGTTCTTCTCAGCCCACGACTC